GTACCCGCTGTATCTGTAATTGCACCCGATGTTGTAAGCGCTTCTAGCACCAATGCAATTTCGCGCTCGGTATCACGCATGAGCAGCTCGCGCAACTCATTTCCGATGATAACGTCAGTACCGGGCGATGCACCATCAACTGCTTGACGCGAAACAATCGTCTCGCCACCAACTGTTTTTGGCGTCAATGTCTTAGGTGCAGTTGTGATATCAACGTTTGGAAGCGGAGCATTCTCCGCAGATTGAACTCCAGTATCACCCGTTATCGTTCCGAACGTAGGAACAATAATCGGGTTTGGCGATGTAATTGGAGTGCTTGCAAAGAATGCACTCAGCGGACCTGTATATGCAAGATCAGGAACATACAAATCAGGGAAATACTGCGTCGGATACGCGCCCGAAATTTGGCTACTATCGACTGCGCGAGTCTCCATTTGGTCCGCAAGATCGTTAATCAATGCACGATGCCGCGCCATGCGCTCAGATGCCATAGCATCACGGCTCGCCATCGCCACCAAATCGCCAAAGAACGAAACATCGCGCCCCGGACCATAAACGGACTCAGATCGCGTAACTACAGCGTTAGTCTGTGTATTTCCTGCAGGACGCGATGGCAAAGTCGATCGCTCTGCGTCTCGTCTCTTTGACTCGATTTCCGCCTCACTGATAAGTGCATTAACATTAGCGATGCGGGCGTCAAGAGTAGCAATATCCCGCGTTTCAGCCTCATCAAGACCGCGATCCTCAGCCTCCGCCACAGATCGAATTGTAGAGACTTGCGCAGTAATTGCGTCGCGTCGCTCCGTAAGCGCTGCAACAGTGAGCGTTGGCATCCGCTGTCCCCTCTCTTTTCTCAATTCAACTCGCGCCTGTAAATATGCCGGTGCATATGAACTTGCAATGGCGGCTAGTCTAACACCTCCATAATGTTCAACAACATCGGCCTTACGACGATGTAGCCCCGGCACAAATTCAACGCTTACGCCATTAATTCCCGCTGCAATTTGCGATCGCATTCGTGGAGTTTCTGGCACATCTAGAAATTCACCCGAAAAGAACACTCCCTCATCGCGTTCTTGTAAGTGACTTACAACGCCAACTGGAACTCCACCATCCTCGCCATGCCTAGTAAGATATGCAATATGCTTGCCACTATTAATATCAGCAGCAGCAGCCGCAAATGCGCCTCTGACAAATCTCTCTTTTCCGTATGCAACATCAATAGCGACGTTGAATGGAACCGCCAACCCGGAAAATGTACCGGGAGTTCCGTCAACGTCGCGGACTTCAATATTGCCAATTGTTAAATTACGCATTAATCACCTACATTAGCAGTCGCACCCACATTATTAGCAGGGCCTTGAAGCCCCTCCGCCCCGGCCTCAACTGCCTTAATGCGCATTTCTTCAATTGTTTCAATATCATCATTTACTGGCATACCCTCCTCATGCCGAACCTCAGAGGGTAGCATCCACGGTTTATTACCAGTTGCAATTGCCCACGCTCTAAACCTCGCCTCTTGTCCCGCACGAGTAAGGCGAGTCATATCAACTAGCATGAAGCGATCTTCTGGAAGTAAGTCACTTACAACGTCTTGTATCGGATCGACAAAACCCGCAAGAGTAAAACGTTCCAGCGACAGCGCTTCATCATTGAGATTTGCATATGTCATGCTATTGCCAGTCGGTACCACGTTGACGTAACGCGCAGGGACTCCGAATAAATTAGCAATCTCAACAACAAGTTCACGACGTGCCTCAATTGCCACAGCATTAGCAATATCGGCGCCCCACGAATTAGCAGTAGCACCTTTGCCAAGGACGGCAGGATAATCTGGTCCGCGGGACCGCCTATCTCGCCAACGATCCGCAATAGCGTCTGCCTGCGTTTTATCAAGTTCTTGTTCTGTGCTAATAACCGTCGTAGGCGATCCGCCAGCCTGCCAATACCGCGCGCCATAAACATCAGACGCCCATGCTTGCATCATGGAATTGCGCGCCATTTTCAAAATACCCTGCAAATGCGGCGGCACTCCGGGCCAAAATGCAGAACGCATTTGAATTACTTCTTCGCCAGATACAACTCCGGGAACTCCGCTAATTGTATACTGCGTCGGCGGAAATATCCCATACGGATCAACAAATCCCGCAGGCGAAACAACTTGCGAGGGGAGTGGAATTAGAGACCCAGGCACTCCCTCGTCATCCACTCCCCCGATCATACGCAAATAGGCAATATCCTCTAATGCCATTTGCGAAATGACACGCCACACCCATTCGCGCCGGCTCATAATAGCAGCAGGGCGTTTTACAATTCGTGACACCGGCTCAATTTGATCGTATCCGTTCCATTCCGTCCAACGCTGCCCCGCAACAGCATTAGCAATCAATGAAACACAGCGCCTTACAGCAGAAATCCCCGCCGCCTCAATAACGGTTAGGGGATATGTAATAGACTGTATAGCGCTAGTGGAGACAAAAGAGCCGTAATAAGGCGGCAGAATTGCGTCTCTAGTCTGCGCCTTAACTTCCGCGTGCCGTGACTTCTTATTCGACACCGTACCTAAATAGTACCATAGGCGACTCAATTAGTCAAATAGTTTGTAAGTGACTTACAAGAAAACTTGTGTTGGCGAGATAGGCTTAGCAGCAAACATCGTTGCGAACGTCGCACCAACTACCGATGTAATTGCAGCAGTTGAAATTGCCCATCGCCATGAACCATCACCGCCAACAAAACGTCTCTGCGCCAATGCAATTTGAGAGTCCAAATGCGGATCATCATGCGCAATACGCCGCGCCATCACAGCCTCAGCGAAATCATGGCAGGCAACCATATTTCGCGTACCCGTAACAGCCTCTACAGGGATTGAATTAGCGACACTCATCCGCTCCATTCCCGCTGCTAACGGACTGGTAACGGAATATACCACCTTATCAATCCTAAATCGCTTAGAGAATTCAATTATCTCCCGCACGAAATCATCTGCCTTAAGCGCATAATTAGGACGCGACTGCAAAAATGAATGAACCTCTACACCAATTCGCCCATCCATCCTTTGCGCCGCTACAATGATAGAACCCTCCGACCACGTAGCAGTAACATCAACTGCTAGCGTATATTGCCCAACATCACCTAATTGGTTCGGGTCCAATGGCTCTCGCACGCGACATGCACCCCACGCTTTTAGCGAAAATGGCGCATCTACACGCTCATCATGCCATCTATTCAACCTCTCCCGCATCCATGAACCATGCGGTAGGATACTAAATTCATTCATAATCATCTGACGTGATAGCCTGCCATCATCTAATGCAGGGTTCGCTAGTTTAATTTCATCCCAATCTTCACCATAAACATCATCATGTGATGCTCGCCACCACATTCCTACAAATGACGGATCATGCCTCTCTGCTCCCGCTGCTTGTCTATCAAGACGATCATGCAATGCACGCAACAATACACTATCTGCAAATCCCGCTGTTGAAGTCATCAACATTACCGAATTTGGAATAGCAGACTGCGCCGGAGATAGCACTTCATACATATTGAAGTCTGTTTGCGTCAATACTTCATCGAAACAAACAAGCCCTGGCGATACTCCACGCGCCGAACCGGGCTGTCTAGTGGCTACATCAACTGTAATTCCATTCAATTCGATACCTGTATACATCGTTACGCGCTTACGCATACTACGTTTAAGCGACGGCGACCACCTACCACCCAACTCCATGCCACTTTCTTCGTGGTACTTTTCAATATCACGCATGATGAATTGATATGGTATGCGAGCCTGCTTTGCGTCATGCGCAGCCAATAGAATGAAGTTCCAATACTTGAATGCAGGCAGTTTATATCCCTCATCAAGCATCCATCCTACGATAGCGCGTACAATTACGCTCTTTCCATTCTGTCTGCCCACACTAATTAATGCCAAACGCGCCAGTAAATCACCCTCTGAATTCGCTTCAAGTACGCGATTTACTGCATATATCTGCCACGGACCTAATTCAATACCTAGTCTACGCTTCACCCATTTGGCTACTAATGGCCCATATGAATATGCAGCGAGTGGCGATCGCGGACTTTCTAGCGCAGGGTAAATTAGACCAGCGGTATCGAGCCCCGCCTCCGTCATTCTAACACCCTCCGATCCTCACTGCGTTCGGACACTCCGGGCGAATTACGGAGACGTAGGGCTCTCCCCCGGATGGTCTGCCGCAACTATGTAAGTCACTTACATTGAGCGTTAAATACATGGGCTTCACCTGTGTATATTTATACATTGA